TGCCCCAACCTCGACAGGGTGCTCTGTTATCTCCAGCGTGTCGGTATGCTTCTCAGAAATAACCACGCTGGGTACAAACACCCCTATTTTTCGGCTCTGCTGCTGAAAGAGCGTAGAGAGAATATCCATTAGCCCACCTTTGTTTGATTACCGCGCATGACCTGCGCGTTTGCCGACTGCTGTCGACGCTCGACCTCAGTCCCTACGGAACGCGGATCGCCTCCGCCATAAATGTAATAGGTGTTCTTCTGAGCAACCGTCACTCCGTTGCCAGACATGTTGATCATCGCTTTAGGGATGTAGTTGCGAGTTTCCTGCGGCATAAGGGCCATTCCGTGCTTCTGCACGTTCCCTATTCCCCTGTTGTATGAGTCCAGTGCCTTGCTCAGGTCACCACCGTTTGCTTGCAGCAGCTGTGAAAAATACTTTGCAGCTATCTGCGCGGCCTTCTCCGGGTCGAAAACATCGATCCCACGCAGTCCCATGTCGCGCGCAGTGCCGTCAATCAACTGAAACAGACCTTTAGCACCCGCGCCTGAAACGGCGAACCGATCGCTGCTCGATTCCGTAATGGCCATACTACGGAGCACGCCAGCCGGAAGCCGGTAAAGCTGTTCCAGGTTGGTAAGCATCGGCTGCATCCATTCCAGCAGCTCAGAGCCCACTTTGGTTGGCTGTGGCCGCATAACGGGCTGGCTGGATTGTTCAGGTTCATCATCACCAAACCATCCGCGAACCGTACGGCCTACGCTACGGGGATCCAGGCCCCGGCGCTCTTCAATCCAGTCGTTGGTACCGTTGGCGCTGCTGGCCACCATCGACATCGCTGACGGCTTATCGCCTCCCTGATTTAACAACTTTTTGCCGATGCTGGCAGCATCAGCCCAGCGACCATCTTTGATGGCGTTCAGCAGGTCGGCGATCGTGTTCAGCTTCCGGCTGAATTCGCCCATCTGGTCGATGAAGTTGCTGAAATCCCATTTCAGGGACCATGATTTGGGGTCAATGTTGAGCAGTTTCGCCAGTGTTTTCGCCAGTTCCGCGACCGTCTTCTGCAGGTCGTGCGTCATTTCCAACGCTGCATCTACTTCAGGCTTCCATTTACCCCAGTCAATCAGGCTCTGACCACCTTCCTTCCAGGTCTTGTAATCTTTCCAAAGGAGGGCAATACCCGTCGCCAGTGCGGTAATGAGGCCAACAGGTGACATCCACCGGGTGATAAGGTCTGATGTCCCCTCAATGAGCCGGAAGAACAACTGCCCGATAATATCCCCAAACGACAGAATGCTTTTTATGGCTTTCGCCAGCGTCTGCTCTATGCGCGGGAAGTTATCCAGGATGTGACGCCGCAGGATGTCCAGCGAGCCCGCCAGACCACCAGCAAGATTGATACGATTCAAAAAACCTTCCGCTCCGGGATTGCTTCGCACAAACCGAGAGAGGCTTTCCAGAGAGAAGCGTGCAGCATCTACGCTTCCGTCTACCTGTGAAACTGCATAGCCTATCGACTGAATCCCCTGAACCGTTGCACCAGTACGCTGTGACGCCCGATAGAGATTATCCAGACCGGAGGCTAACCTGGCAGTGAACCCCACGACGGTAAGCGCAGCACCTTCGACGGCCAGCCCCATTTTTATGGCGTTGGCAGTCGTACCTGCAAGGACTGAATCGAACTTTGTCGCACCAGCATCGTCGATCTCGAAGCCGAGTGAAACGAGGAAATCTTTAATAGTCTCAGCGTTCATTTTCCTCTCTCCATTTCTCAATACGGCGCTGGTTGTCAGCCTTAACGGTCAGATGATCATTCATCAGCGCGATATCGCACAGATCAACAGATCCGTCCTTCAGCGCGTAATAAGGAATTAACCCAGCATCAACCGGACCAAGGAGATAAGACAGCCCGTCAGGCAGGCTGTTAAGAGTCAGGACGGAGGCTGGTCCGCCATCGCGCTGATAGGGCTCACGGGCAAAAAATTTCCCAAAGAATCGGCGACCACCCGCGCCACCAGCTGGAGCATGATCAACAGGTCGATATCATCAAACATCAACTGACCGCTGTTAAAGACCGGTATCCACCCGTCCATATGCTTGCGGGACACCACGGCCAGACATGGATGAATAATCGTGTTGGTATCCTCTTCGGTCAGGGAAGACAGAACGTCAGCGATACGCGGCAGCAAAGTTTCAAACACCGGTTTCAGCTTATCGAATTTTACGGTGTCGATTTTTCCATCAGCAGACAAAAGGGAGCGAATACTCCCGAAATCTGACATCATGCCCGCCAGCACCGGCAGCAGTTTGCGGGTCACTTTCAGCTGGTCAAAAACGTTTAGTTTTGCCACGCGGTAATCGTGGCCTTTGATTGAGCATTCCATCTGTTAAAACTCTCCGAGAACCTGGTCAATTTTACCGCAATCAAACACCCAGGGCATCGTATTACCGGCTTTAGCGTTGGCGTTATCCGGCTGTTTCTGGAACGCCACGCTGCGCGCCGTGATGATGTCTCCGCTCACCTTATTTCGGATCACAATGACGTTGTTTCCCCAGGTACCTGAGGACTGACTCTGTGCGTTGTACGCCAGCGACAGCTTTTTGTTTGTCGGGGAGGTTTTCAGCAGGTTGACGGTTACCGTGCCGCTTTTGTCCGCATGCAGGCTGTGCATCACTTCGCCGTCAGCACCGATGGTCATGGTGTTTTTAGGGCCGCCCATTGCAACGGTGATCCCCTCCTCTGAACTGGCGGAACCGTAGCCCAGATCAATCTCGCCGGTAGGACCGGAGAGGGACGCCGTGACGTCCATAAAAGAATAAGTAGCCATTCATGTTCTCCTTAGCGAACGACGTTGATCTGAACATCAGCGAAATGAACCGCGCCAGCCAGCTTACAGGCCACCTGAATAACCGGTGCCTTACGTGCTTCACGGTCTGCCTGCGCCTGCTCGGAAATCGGCTGCGCGTAGACGTAATAGCCTTTTGTCAGCGTATCGCCGGAATCCAGCTGTCCGATAGGGCCACCGTTCCAGACACCAGCCGCCACCAGACCGTTCGTGACGGACTGATCCATGGACTGTTCAACGTTGGAAAGCAGACGGGTCACACCGGCATCAGTCTGCGGAATTTTGGTGGTGCTGGTGTAAAGCAGGTTATAGAGGTTGGTCTGAACGTAGTTCTGCAACCAGTCGAGCCCGTGGCGCTCGTCGAAGAAGTCACCGTTCGCCATGACACCCTGTTGCAGGATCGCCGTGTCGTTGGCGTAGTACACGAACACGTTCGCATTCTTCGCATCCACAGCCGCCGCCTGGCCTACCGTCAGCGTTTCGTAGGTTACGCTCGATTCCTGTTTGAATTTCAGGGTAATGGTGGTATTGCTGCCGTTGAAATTGACAGTAAAAGCGCGACCGAAAGCAGAAACCGCCGCGTAAGGGCTGCTGGTGGAATACTGAATAAAGGTACGGGCATACTTGCCAGCCTTTAATTTCGATGCAACATCGGTCGTCGAGGTCGTGCTGATAATCTCAGCGTCACCAGAGGTCACACCAAAGATACGGCTAAGGCTTGACGCCTCGATAAGCTTGGCAACCTCAATCACGTCATCAGCATCAAGCACATCGCCACCTGCGACAACATCATCAGCGACAACCAGCCCATACCAGTTGGTATATTGCAGGCAGGCATTAACAGCTTGCACAATGGTTTCCACGCTTCCACCTTCGGAAGAGGTCAGCGTCTTCGCCCAGCGGCCAACATAAACCTGCGTCGGCTTCGGCGACTGGCTAAAGAAGACCTGCGCCGCTTCATATTCCGGGCTGTCTACGCCGAAGTCCTCGCCAATGTCCTCAACGGAAGCATAGAGACGAACGCGCTCTTGCACCGGAATGACGGTGGAAGAACCAAGGATCAGCAGCGCTCCAAAGTTACGGCCAGTAGCCGCTTTAGGCGAGATGATCACATCAACGTTTACAACGTTGGATACAGGTAAGCCCTGCGTCATAGTTTATTCTCCAAAAAAGGTGACTGGCGCTTCCACCAGCGATTTGATGCCGTACTCGCGCACAACCTTCCGGCGCAGGCGCACCGTCATGTCGTAGCGGCGAACCCATTGCTGGTTGATAAGTTCGGGGAAAGGGGTCAGACCGGTATAGTCGCCAAGGGACAAACCAAGCGCGTTCAGCTCAGCATTGTTTTGCGGGACAGATATACCATCGCGAAAACGGGAAGCATAAGACATACCAGCCGGACCATAGAACGACGCCATGCACTCGAACGTTTCATGCCGCCAGAGCTGCGCGCCCTCGTCGGTCTGATTGGTGAATGCAGGGCTATTATCAATGGGCCACCCGGTGACACCGAACGCACACCAGTTCGTTTCAACGGGTAGCAGTGGCGGCTGATCTTTCTGCCAGCGCGGGCGAACCATCCCAGCAGGCAAGCCGGAAACGTTGCGCATCCACTGGCTTAACAGCCTGTCGAGCGCTTCGTCATAATCCGGATCGCCGCTGGTGGGTGTCAGCCAGCCGCGCTCTGTGCTGGTGTTATTGCTCAACGGGAGTTCCCCCATCAAACGGCAGTAATTCACAATGAGCCTGGACGAAGCCAGCACCGTAAGCCGTATACGGGTCGACGAATGTCACGCGATAATCACGGTTCTGATACGTCACGATATCGGCATCACGGCCAGTCTGCCCCTGCGTCAGCCGCTCAGTTGTCACGATGAGAATCGCGCCGCTGATAACCTGCCCGGCCTGCATGCGGCGGTTTTCTAGGGAGCGGTCAACAGTAACAACCCCGGCAAACTGCGTTTTAACTTCGCTGTCGCTGCCGATCCCGTCCTCGTCCACCGTTTGCGCGCGACGCGTTACCCACAGGTTGAAGTCGCAAAAATCGGGGTCAAAAAGCACGTCTGTTACATCAAGAGTCGGCATCTTTATCCCTCACAACATGGGTAATAGCTCTGCGATATTGCCCGGTGTCGATTAGCGGTTTCACCATATCGGTTCCAGGAGACTCACCAGCAGCGCGCCGCGCAAGTTCCGCTTTTGCCCCTTTGCGCCCTCTACGTGCGCGGGCCTCTACGGTGCTATCAGCAAGCGGTGTAAAGCCGGTAATGGTCATGTAACGCCTGACGCCATTAGCGGCCAGCGTTCCGGCGCGGTTGAGCGCTCTTTCCGCACCCGCCGCATTACCATCAAGCGCAGCCTGCGCCGCTGCTTTTAGCTGCGGCACCGTCTGTTCCTCTACGGATTTAACGCCGGGGATCAGGTGCGGGCGTGGGGGTATGTTTTGCGCTGGTGATCCGTATTCGTTGACGTAACCGATCCCGGCATTACCAAATGGAACATCCTCACGCTCGCTGTCTTCTTCAGGAATACCGACCAGCACATCCTTTTTGGTTAGCGACCTGAGCGCATCAAGGATGGCCTGAGCGTTATCCACCCTCGTTGTTACACCGCTTTTGAAACTCATAGCTGGCGACCGCCCGCACCGAACATCGTGATCAGCTGATAAAATTCAGCGCCATATCGTGTGTTATTCCAGAAGCCTGCATCTGGGTTTAGCGTCGCGCTGGTGTCATAGCTGACGCTTACCTTGTCAACGGACTTGGAGGACTGAACACCATTGGTTGAACCACCCGGGCCGCCGACGAGCATTGCCCGGCTATCTGCTGCCCAGAGCGTCATGTAGTGCGCCACGAATAACTCGGCAAAGTACGGAAACAACTTTTTGCCGGTGATGTTTTCGCTAAGCAGCACATCAGCCAGATTCAGACGAAACTGGATTTGCGCTTCGGGATATTTGGCAGGGTCAGCAAACTGCGGGAAGTCGCGGCGAAAATCACTTACCGTTGGTAGACTTTGATTCTTTGGCATCTTTCGCTCCATCACCGCCAGTCTGGGCGGCAGCAATCTGCGCTTGCAGGCTGTCGTTCTGCTCTTGCAGCTTGAGCAGTGCTTCTTTCAGATCGGCAATCAGCTGATCTTTGTCGACAATCTGCTTATCTTTATCGGCAATCTGCGCTTGCAGGCTGTCGATAATGGGTTGCAGATCATCGGTGCCGCTGATCACGCTATCGGAAAGCTCAGAGTGAGCCTGAGTGAACCAGTGCGACGCAACCTCTTCTGGTACGTTATGCCGCCCCCGACCAAACTCCTGTTTTGACTGATCGCCGAGCGTCAGCGTAAACGGGGTGTGAACATGGATGGTAACCAGCTTTTCTTTCGCCATTTTCAGTTTCCTTCTGGCCCCTTTCGGGGCCGTTCTGGTTATCAGATACCGTCCACATAGGACAGGGTTTCTTTGTACACAGGCTCAACCGCACCGAGCTTGCCGTAGTAGGTCGCAATCTGGTACAGACCGCGATACTGGACAGGCACGCTCTGCAACGGCACCAGCGGATAACGCACGTATTTCTTGTCGTTGGTGTAAGCGACCATACGGTCTTTACCGCCAACCCCGCGCGCTTTCAGCCATTTGACCGCTTTGATTTCCAGCGGAACGCCATTCTGGTGGAAAGCGATAGTGTTCACGGCCAGATAGGTCAGCAGTGACTGGTTACCCGCTTCGGAAACCTTACGGCTTGCCAGCAGTGAATACTGCTCTGGTGGAATGCGCAGATCAGAAGGCACGACGGAATAGCCGGAGGCGGCCCAGGCATTCGAAAGAATGCTGTTCACGCTATCGAGGATCTCGTCGTTGGTGGAGTTCGCCCAGGTCTTCGGCGCATTGTTCAGCGTCACACCAACGAGGTTTGCCAGACCTTTCAGACCGAGCGCATCATCGCCGATGTAAACCTGCTCGTCGTTGTCCATCTGCCATTTGAGCTGCATCCCGTCGTACTTCTGGGTATCAATCGGGCGGCCTACCTGCTGAGCTGCTGCCAGCTCTACAACGGTCCAGCCCAGTTCCATACCCCAGAGGTTCAGCGGATTGCCATCTTTGCCGATATCAACGTTCACGCCAGCAATAGCAGTGGAGTCTTTGCCTACCCAGTTTTTGCCGTTCGGGTTTGCGCCAGTGCCCGCAGCGCCAAAGCTGGTGTTAGTCCAGCTGGAAATGTCATCTGCGATAGAGACGTCTTCACGCAGCTGGATATCTCGTGTCCAGGTGTAACCCACCAGCGGCAGGTTCAGCGTCTGGTCGAGTCGCTCCAGCTCCCCGATGAGAAAGGCACCAGAGCCATCAACGGTTGCCTGATCAAAAGTAATCATTCGTCTGTTCCTTAAATCTTCCAGGAGATTTCTACATTGCCGTTAGCGTCACCGGCCCCTGTGAATTCGGCGTTGGTCAGCGCCACGTTTTTGCCACTGACGGACGTGGACATAAAGCCACCCAGCGGCACGTCAATGGTCGAATCGAGCGAAACAACCACGTAGACAGGCGCGCCTTTTTTGATGGTGCTGGAATCGAAACCAGAACCGAGGTTAACGGTCATGTAGCCACGTTTCATGGCGTCGCCCGGGAAGTTCTTATCCGTTCCCACCTGACGTACCATGTCCGGCTGCGATGTGGTCGGATACGGACGAACGTAGATACCCTTCACCTTGTCGGCGGTGTCACCGTCCGCCAGCGGCACGAAAAAGCCGTCAGCGTCGTATTTGCCAGCCAGACCATAAGCAGCGAAGCCGTTAGCGGATTTAAGGATCACCGGTTCGACGGTTAAGTCCTGCGGGCGAGAGATAGCCCCGGCAATGCCAACAGGCATCCGGTACAGATATGCAGTCATTGGATTATCCTTTGCGGTTAGACCAGAAGTCGGCGTTTTGTTTGTTCAGGGAAGCGATGCTGGTCATGCCCATATTTGGACGTTGTGCATCGCCTGTGGTGCTGCGCGTGTTTCGCCCTTTTGCAATCTCAGACACGGCATTAAACGCCATATCGACTGATTGCTTTGGCAATTTGCGGATATCAGCATCACCGACAACCTGGCGAACCAGTGTTTTGTCAGCGGCGGCCAGCACATCACGTTTGAACGTGGTCGGTTTCACCTTACGGCTCAGATCGATACCCGGGACGATGACCTCGGCACGATAAGCAGAATCACCGGTAATCGTGGTTTCCTCTTCGTCGTCCTCGCCGTCGCCGGTAGGGTCTTTGTTATCTTTGCCGTCAGGCTTATCATCGTTATCGCCCGTCGCATTTCCTTCCAGCTTAGCCAGCAGGGCTTTGAGCAAGGTTTTGATATCGTCCTCGCCATCACCGGTTGGCTCTCCGCCCATCTCCGGCTTTTTGTCCGGCAATGGTTGTTGCGGTGAAAGGTTAATGTTGAGGTTAACGCCGCTCGGCAGATCCCCTTCATCGCCCGTTACCGCCGCTGGAGCTGAGTCCAGCAGTTCGTTCATGGTGTCCGAGTCACCCGTTTTGATGGCCGTGCGCATGCGGGTCCACCAGCTTTTCTTTTGATTTGCCATTGTGTCTCTGTCTCCAATTGCACAACGATTTCCGGCTCTGCCTTTGGGGACAAGAGCCACATGGTTTCCGGTAATATCGACCTGCTCGGCTTTACCAGGCTCGGTCTGCTCGTACTCCGCGTCATAGCCGCACGACACTTCGCGCAGGCCATCTTCGATTAGCTGGATCGCGCTTTCATCTTTGACGATAAGGTCAGCCAGCATCAAATCGGACTGGTCACCAGTCCCGCGCCGAACGTTCTGAAGATGCCCGACAGCAAGCTCTTTCCAGTTTTCGGGGTTCACCAGCCGCACATTCCCGTTTTCATCTTCAGGATGCAGGATCGTGATGCTCATCCCTTCGAATGAGGCGAGTGTGGCAGGATGGAATACCTGCTCAGAAGAGCGCGTTACGACTATCTCGCCGAGCTTGTCGGGTTTGAGGTTTGGTAGATCGACAGCGCCGTAAAGCTGCTTACCCGTTCGACCTATCGGCACGTCTTTGCACAGCAGCGAGCCGTCAGCCAGCTGATAGCGGGTTTCCCCCAGCCGGGTATTGAAAAAGTATTTCATGGTTTACCTGCGATTCAGGCGAGATAAGAATGAGGGTTGGGGAAGACGATTTCTTTGTAACAGCGGCAGTTCGGTAGCTCGCCAGCGTGACCGGTCATGCCGTCAAGCGTTGGAGGTCGGCCCCATTCGACAAACTTCCCTTCCATCTCCCGATGAGAATGCCGGACGTCGCCATCTTCAGCTGTACGCCAGATATAACCATTCGAGCCGATTGACAGCGCACGCGCCTGATCAAGCGCGCCGGTTGCACGTCCAAGCTCAGTACGGGCGATAAGGTTCGCTCGCGAGCGTGACACGTCACCGGACGCTGCTATCTCTTTCGCGAATGGCTCAGCGCGCCCGCCAGTCACGACGGCCTCGATGGCCTTGTTCTGAATGTCATACACGCGATCAGCGGCCTCTAGAGGCAGCGATTTGATGTACTTAATCTGCTCAGCAACGATGGATTTCATCACCTGGCCTACCGGGGCACGGTCGACCATGTTGCGCAGTTCTGCGCTGATGTTCCGGCTGTGCTGACGCCACTGCTTTTCATTCTGGCGCGCAATGTCGGCGGTAAAGTTCTCAGCAACCTTCATCGCCCAGGGGGTGATGATTTCGCTGTAGCGCTCCAGCGCATCCATTATTTCGGTGACGCTATCGTTTGAACCATCGTAGCGCCCATTTACGATATCCCCGACCGCCCGCGCTATCTGCCGTAGGCTCGTTCGATATCGGATCTCCGCCTGGCGACTCTGGCGGTTTGTCGCCAAGTTCGCCGATGCCTGGCGGCGCTTCGTCTTCGGCATTCTCGATATCCTCGTCGGTGATGGATGCCCCGATGCCAGTAACGTCAGAATTTTCGCGCAGGTCGGTCATTGCCGCCTTACGCGTCATCAATCCGTCGCTCAGCACGGTGCTGATCGCCGTGGTGGTGTTTACGGCCACCGTTGAGCGGTCAACGTCAGACATTTGCCATAGTGGGTTAAACTCAAACGTGAAATCGTCCGGCAGCGGCTTTCCGAGCTCCGAGCGGTGCATAATGTCCAGTATCCGGCGCATCGGCAGCCGTAAGCGGCGCTCCTGCAATGAGCTCACCCGGTCGTAATAGTTGGCGAGGTCGGCATCACCAGTAGAGAAGCCTTTCGGGGACTGCCCGAACAGGCGCACCAGCGGGATGCCAACGGCACCACTGATCTGCTCAGCGAACTGCGAAAGAATGTCATCCAGGCCGCTGAAGCTGTACTGGTGGGTTTCGAACTTATCCCGCGAGTCCATGAGCGTCATACCTTCATTGCTCTGGAACTGGCGGATCAGATCGATGTTCTTCAGCAACGCCTCGAACGCCGGGCCGCCAAGCGCGATAAGCTCGCGCAGCTTCTCCACGCTGTAGGTACGCAGATGCGCTTTGTAGACCAGCTGCGCCGCGCCGACAGTGGCGCTGTCAAACGCAGTAAGCCGATCCCAGATACGCTCTACAACCGACATTCCCCATTCGTTCTCGGTCATCTTCTGCTGGAATGGCAGCGTCACCCCGTCGAAGCGAATCAGGCGGCTGTGATGGATGCGCCAGGCCGGAATGCCCGTTGCGGTGGTCACCACGTCGTAAAACTCAGGCTTACCGAGATCCGGCCCCATCTCTTTGATGCGGCGGGTCAGGACCGGGTTAATCATCCAGCGGTCGAGCGGGAGAATGCCCTTAAATTTTCCCTCGCCAATGGTTTCGAGCCGCAGCGGGGTCATTGGTGCCTGCCCCTCAATCATGATGAAGCCGACCGCGCCGCCGTAGAGACGCGACCATTTCAGCACGTCGTTCAGCGCATCCCAGATCTGCAACTCATCCAGCTGCGCTTCGAGGGTGCCACGGTCTTTGGCGTCAATCTCCGAAGTGATGCGAATGCCTTTGCGGGTCATATCGTCCGGGATAGCGTCGACCGCTTCGCCGATAACCCACGAACCGCGATATGACCATTCCACCAGCATGCGGTTGCGGCTGGTGAAGTTCGCCCGGTAGGTCGATGCTGAGTGCTGGTTAGGCGTCTGCATCCCCACGCGGGCGACAAAGTTCTCGTAGCCATCAGCGGTAGCCTGCGCCGTTCGCTGAGAGGCTTGTTTATTTCGTGCCATCAGGCCTGTCTCCCTAGCAGCTCCCAGATGTTCAGGGCTGAATTCATTGGCGCGTAGCTGATCATCACCGAGTCGGCGAGGTTCGGCGACTTGGTGCCGTCAGGCTGTTTATCAACAACAATTTTCCCCACGCCGTTAATGGAGTAGGTCGGCTGCGAAAGCTCGATGATGAGTTTGTCTTTATTCGCCATGGTGCCGCTGATTGAGATGATTTCGTCCGGGTTGTAAGCCATCTTTTCAACCACGGCACGATAGGTGTTCTGGAACAGCTTGCGTAAGCGCCACCAGCTCTGGGCCTTGGCGTTAGCAAAGAAGTCCTTGTTCAGGCGCGCGGCCTGTCCGTTGTCGCCGCGCACTGCTTCGTCGTCCGGATCAAATACCGCGCCGCTACCGCGAAACGGTGTGGCGAGTATTGACGGTCGGCGCGCAGCGTTACGCAGTTCATTGATGGCGCGCGCATCGCCGCGAACGCCAGCGCCCAGTCCGTCCTCGTCGAATCGAAACTCTTCGAGGTTGTCCTGTTCGCAAAAGCCGAATACCTTCTCAACGGACTGGTAAATGTCGCTGCCCACGCCGGACCATTCCCGCACGTTCTCCAGCAGGAAGCCGTGACGGGTGGAAAAGGCGTTTTTGTCACGGCCTTCGTCGGCGACGTCCATCGCACCCAGTCGCTTGCCTGTTGGCTGGATGCCTAGCTTGATATGCGCGTCGACGGCAGCCTGCACCCAGTCGGACGGGATCAGAACGCCTTCCGCTGATGCGCTGTAGTTCAGGTCAAGTTCCTGCGCCACCACCACCGGATTGTCGATTTTCTCGCACTCCCTGCGATACCACTCTTCATCCTTGCGCGGGTCATTTCGCCAGTGGAATGTGAAAACCGGTATTTTCCCGCCGTGACGCTTCTGCGCGAACGGGTTCGCCATGCCGTTAACCGAACTCAGGTCGATACGGCAGCGGGTGGTTTGCGACAGCGCCGCATCAATCAGTAGAGGGCGCTGGAGGAATGCAGCCTCATCCACCAGGTAGAGCGTGGTACGGTCACCACGTCCGATATTGTCGCCAGCTTCGCCTTTGATGACCGCGCCAGTATCGGGAAACTCAACGCGCATGTACGGGGCGTGCTTCTTCTCGTCCCACGAACCGCGAAACTCGACGGGCAGCGTTTCCACGAATTTGCGCGCCTTCCAGAACAGCGCCTTCGGGTCACCGGTGCTGTCGACGTATTCCTCTTTACGGGAGCCGAAGCCAATGACCATTTCTTTGTTGAAGAGGCAGAGCGAGCAGGCCAGCCCGATCGCCGTCCAGCTGAGCCCCATTTCTCGGCTCTTTTCGGTGATGCCGTTCTCCAGCTTTTCGCGCCGCTCCATGATCCAGTGAATCCACTCTTCCTGTTTCGGGAACAGCAGAAAAGGGATGGTGACCGGCAGGCCATAATCGATGTTACGTGGGTCTGTCGTCATGCCCCAGTCAATGATGAACTGGGCCGGGTTGGTGCGGTAAAACAGCTTAAGCGCTGGCAGTATTTCGGGGTTCTGGCGAATGCGCTGTAAGCGCTCCATCCGCCATTCAAAAACCATCTGGTAATCAGGGTTTCTGAAATCGAATTCAAACGGGAGAGGCATGATCACCCCATCATCTTGCGGTAAATCTCTGCGGCCTGATCTGCGGTTAGGTTGGTCGTCTCGGTCTTGATCGGGCCGCCATCCTTGCCAGTGCTTTCAACCTTCAGCTTATTGGTGTAAGCGTCGCCAACCTCTTTCGCGGCCTGCTCAATAAGCTGCGCCGTCAGGGAGAAGTTTTTCATCCCCTCGGTTTTGGTTGCCATACGGTCAAGCACGCGGAGGCGATAGGATTTGTTCGCGATCGGAATGTCGCTGGTTTCGGTCAGGAACCGTTCGCGCGTCGCGTGGAATATCTCGATCCACTTTTTGGCGAGCGTCTTACCGCTGGCCTTCGTGGGGTCGTGAGATTCAGCCTGCTGGCGGGTGATCTTGATCCCGAATTCTTTTTGGACAGCCTCGACCACCTGCGATGGCGTGTCATAGCACGCAAGCGACTGAATGATGAAGGCTTTCACATCAGGTTTTAATGCAGCCATAAATCACCATTCGTCTTATACAGTCCAGTATTTAAGCCAGTCGCAGCATGCACGTCCCGCACGCTCTGGCAATATTGAGATGAGCAACCTCCGCTGGCTGATTCGCCGCATCAATCATTTCCTGCACGTCCCGGCTCGCGCCGTAACGGCGAACCACGCCCACAAACTCTTCCACATCGTGGCCGCGCAGCTTCAGCTTTGGCTGCCCCTCCTGTGTGAACTTGGGCGCGCCAAATTCATCTGTCGCCTGGCAGATGTGATAAAGCTCATGCTCTATCAGCGCGCAGAACTCCAGATCGGAACATTGCGAACAGTAATCGGCGGCCAACGTGATGATGAACTGCGGCACCCTGCCGAACCATTCATACATCTGCTGCTCCATCCGCGCTTTCTGCCAGCCTCCAGCCCGCATTGCCACTTCTTCCGCCTGCCCCAGCACGGAACGCCCTTTCTTCTCGAAAGCGTTCGATGCCCAGAGAAAGCACAGATCCGCTTCAAGCAAATGCTGGTGGTCAGGGTTGTATAGGTCACCCTCATCGCTCAGGATGTGCTGATTCAGCCACTCGCCAACATCATTGGCGGGCATTATGCTGATGTACGGCTTCGGGTCAGGTGGCATCGTAAAATGCGCTGGTGGGTGTGGTCTGTTCATGAATAATTCCAGTGCTCCATTATCGAAGCCCCTCAGAGAAGGGCTTCTGTAATGTCAGTCCCGGACGAACGTAACCTTTGTCGTTATCATTCGCCGAACAAGGCGCGTCGCTTCGCATTGCATTTCACCAATTACTTTTGGCGTCAGCGGTTGACGTGCATATTTGCGCTCAATCTCTGCAAAAATCCCGTTCAGCGCCTCGCTGTCTGGTGGGATAACTTCAACGTTTAATCGTGCCATCGGTTTGTCCTGCCCTGTTGTTCTCGAAAGTCCTGATATCAGCCTTATCCCTGTTGCACTGCGCCAGCGATGACAACAACGCAACATTCAGGTTAAGGCTTGCTCCCCACGTAAACGGGTCGGGTAAATCTGGCTGGGGTGTTTCAGCCGTCAGGCTGGCTGGTAACGGAACCACCGGAACCGGCACGTAGACCGTCCGCGTATTCGTGCAGCCGCTTAACTGCGCCAGGAGGCACAACACGAACAGCACAATCATCATCCGCAACAGCAGTCTTGATATCGTTCTCGGCTCTCTGTGACTCCAGTGCGATCTGCTGCTTGGCATTCTGATTAGCCTCTGTGATGGTGTTGATGAGGTTGACTGTTTGAATGACATTTGCAGTGATAGCTTCCGATGATTCAGCTTTTTCCAGCGCTTCATCTCGCAGCTTTTTGTACTCGCTGGCATTCAAGCGATAATGATTTGTCGCCCAGGCAAGAGTGACAATCAGGAAAATTGCGAAAAAACAGATGATTGCGGTTAACCGGCTCATTTCAGGCCGTCCATGCACAACTTCATCTCGGCATCGCGCCGCTTAACCAGCCCAGGAAGAACGGTTTTCCCGGCATATACCCAACGAGGAAACTGGGAGCATGCAGAAACGTAAGCTGGCGGCCCTTCACGCAGCAGGGAGAACATAGTGGATTGCTTCATGGTTGAGCATCCGACGTTGAACGTTATCGAGGTGATTGCCGAAAACGTGTTATCACTGAGCTTCTTACCGTTGCCATAGTTGTTCACGCAACGCTCTGCGTCCAAAATGTTCTTTTCCCAGTCAGCAGCGATCTGCGCATCAGTTTTACGCACACCCGCTTTAACACCGTGGGTGTTTCCAATGCCATCAGTAAGTACACCAGCAGGGCAAACATAGGGATCACGTCGGCATGACTCAGCATTGCCGATCAGTTCAAGGCCTCTCTCATTGGTTCGAACATGCCCTGCATTCATCACAATCGCGATAATTGCACCCACCGAGCACACTGCTCCCGCAACGCCGCTTTTCTTACTCAGTTTCAACTGGGCCACTGGCGATTCTCCGCATTGCCTCCGTTACCACCTCGGCGGCAGCCGGACGATCGGAGTGAGGTTTTTTTCCAACATCTGCCAGGTACTGAGCCAGCAGCTGCGTTCTCTTTTTCTCTTCCTCCAGGCGCTGCCGTTCCTCTTTGCGCTTTGCGTAATACGTCTTAATGGTGAAAAATGCTGAGACCAGCGCACCGATGATAAAAACGTAGTCCTGTAGACTGAGCAAAGAAAACGCAGCGAGCATTGACGACCACCAGTAAGGAAGGTTGTGTCCATCTGTTGGGTTCATACGTTGCATTCCACACCTCCGGGGTTACGGGGTGCTGTGTGTAGGGTTCAGGCCCTCGGGCTGAATTAACAACAAAGCGTGTCGAGGATGATTCCCGGGACCTGAAACAGGGGTCAGCCGAAGCCAACAAAAAAGGGGATTACTTACGGCGGAAAGCATACGAAGCGACGCCCTTACGCCCTAACTGGCATTCGATGGTGTTCTGTTCGGCGCATTCGAATCCCTGCTCAGCAAACCAGCGCTTAATGCCGACGTCAGTGAAATACCAGATGTGTTCGTTCTTCCTGAAATGGTGCGAGCGAAGAATGTCTCCGGTATCGGTAAAAATGGGGATCGACACGAACACGTATTCACTGGCCTGATGCACCGCCAGCTCAGGCTCGTCGATGTGCTCCAGAACATCCCACATCGTCAGCGCGCGCCACTGACTGGCGTAGAGGTCAGCGAATGCTCCCCGCTCATTCAGCCAGGCAACGTCAGCAGGATTAACGTCATAGCCAAGCGTTCCCGGTCGGGAAGAAACGAACTGACCGGCACCGATACCAACGTCCAGAACCGGTCCATGATAGTGACGTTCCACCAGCTCAATTCTGGACTGCGTTAATGCGCGCCCGGTTTCGGTATCAGCCAGCAGCTGATATTTCGCAAAATACTGCTCGTCATACGGGCGAGATGCCGGAACCGGATAACGACCGATGCCCAGCTCCGGGAGGAATACCAGCCCGCTGTTCAGTTCCTGATAAAACGACTTCATTCAGCCAGGCCTCGAATTTTGAATCAAAGTTGGAGATGCGTTTGTCGCAGTGGTGATCCCATGCTTCGCAGCGACAATAATTGTCAGGGATTGCCCAGCCAACGCGGGATAAATCCATCACCGGATCGGTGACTATCTCGGGAGCGTTATGCCCACCGCGCCCACCAGCGACAACGTAAACAGGTGTTTTGTACGCAATGGCAGCGGGCAGCGCCCAGCCGACAGGAGTAACCACGACAGCGGCATGCTCGACCAGGCGCATCAGCTCTTTGATATTGAGCTCGCCAGCGTGCATTTTCAGATCTGCCTCTGGTTCTTCACCCACCTGCCACTCTTCCCCGTCCTGCAAGTCAGCGACGCTAATCACGCAGAAATGTTTCCGCAGGATTCGCGATGCGCGCAGGAGGTAATCGGGATCAGGATTTCGGGAGTCGCTTCGCCATTCAGAACGAACAGTTGCCGGACGGATAACGGCGATCGGCTTTTGGTGCGTAAACTGTGCCGGGCCAAAGGATGGCAAATCAAGCTCTGCTGGTGTAACACCGAACTGTCGGCGCATCGCATCAAATATAGAACCGCGCCGCAGATCATCCGGTCCGTAAAAAATTCGCTTCGTCTGTCGTGGCGATGGCGGCGGATAAAACTTTGCTGAGCTGCGAAACTCATTTTTACGCTGCGTTCTGAGCGTGGTATCACTTCGGACAGCTTTCACTGGCAGATCTTCGTAAAGTTCCGGCCATGCTGTCTTAATGAATGTCCCGGCTGGCAGCTGTTTGACGAAAGCGCGCTGGTAGATGTTGTCACCCATGCCCAGCATGCCTTCAATGAATAGAGGAACGTTTATCATGCTACCTCGCGTAAAGCCTCATTGAGGCCGAGACGCCGGAAGCACTTAAGCGCTGTCTGGCGGCTACTGTTGATGATATTCACCTTACCGGCCAGCGCACTGGCGGTATTGGCAAACTCCCCGCGCCATCGCGTAACACTCTCTGCTGTTGGGTTATCCAGATCGGCGTGATCGCCATGCCAGTGACTGCCGCCATTAATGGAGCAGTCAAACCCTAACAGGATGATGTTTTTCGCCCCCAGACTGGCAGCAAACAGAATTGAGCGCTGCCCGGAGTTGAAGGCCCACCGGGTATCTGTATCAAACAGATTTAGCCCATAGCGTTTATGAGCCCGGTAATTACAGGTCCAGCGAGAGGCGGAGGACGGCAGAACATCAATGTTTTCATCCCACCAGCGCAGATCACCCGCGTAAATATATTCACAGTCAGGAACTGCTCGCCAGGTGGAGTTAACAGCAATCACCGGCAGCCCCGATCCGGAGATCAGTTCGCAATCTGATTTATTGAGAGACGGGCCGGATGCACAAATGATGAATGTATTCATTCGTGTTGACCTGGTTCGGGAGTAATTGGTTACGGTTGCCGATGCTTATCTTCGGCTTGTCTCTGAGGACTGCAATTAACCGTAACGGAGAGAGCACTGGGCCTACTGTGACGGGTTATCGTCACTCTTTCCCCCGAAGGGTGGCCCTCGACGCAGAACGCCCATAAGCCCAATGCTCTTTCCTGTTACGGCCATAAAAAAACCCGCTCGGAGGCGGGTTTGATTTCGTGTAGGCGTTATATCCCACGATTTGAAGCTTACAGGACAAACTTATGCAAAGTCAACGCTATAAAGTAAAAAAATGTTGTCATTTGCTTCGATCGCCTCAATAACGGGTAGCCTTCTCAAACTCTTCCGCCGCTTGCCTTTCACCTTTGATCAGCGTATCAACCAACCTCTCATAGAATGGTTTCCAGTTACGTGACCACGAAGACTGATGGAGATCCGGGAGTCTCTTCAAAATGGCGCGATGGACAGTTGCAGATGATACGGCAGAAAATCCGTTTCCGCTGCAGCGCTCGCAGGTTTTAAACACCGGCGCGCCGCGCTCGCTTGTGGCTTTGCGGTCGAGCACCTCACCTTTGCCACCGCAACGACAACGGGCGCTGATCGTTCCCTTGCCTTCGCAAGCATCACAGACCGCCGGTACAACCTCTGTTACCTCCGTCCACTGCTCCCAGTCAGACGGTCGAACAGCACGAGAGCGGCAGGCCCAGTATGGAGCTTTACCCCATGGGTACGAAACCTTGCGGATAATCTGCTCGCGGGTTGTTCGTCCGGTACCACTGCAACTGTGACACGTCACGCTGGTAGCCGCAGAACGTGAGTAATCAGCAAAGGCAAATTGTGCCAACATCTGCATACACCATCCGAACTGGCCACCAGCTGCTTTGCGAACATTCTTCGGTGCGACATCCATCGCATATCGCGCCAGCGCCTGAACTGCGAGCTGTTCATCCGTTTTGCTGATTCCCGCTTTACCGAAGAACGCCGCCAGGCCGAAGCGCGCACGGCTGCTGGTGGTGCCAATCGCCGCCATTACATCTGTTCCTGTAAGGCGGTCAGGAGAAGTTCCTTTCACGTCGTCGCTGATGTGCATACCCTGAGGGCTAAAGTGTTTTAGTGAAGCTTCAAGTTTCATATCTCAAACCCTCGTTACGTTGCTGGCTTCCCACTCGAGATCAAGCTCGCTTTGCGGCTTACCGACCAGGTAGTTAAATGGTTTTTTCTCGCCTTCCAGGAACTGGTGAGAGCGAGAGTCGAAATTAGCTCCGATGTCACCGATCCAACCTTCGCCCTCTCGTTGCTTCAACAAGCGAATCATTGAGGCAGGAAGATTGATTGCGGCCTGTTCGTCTTTGTCGAGGCTCTCATAACCCATACGGTCCGCTTTTCTCTGCGCCAGCTCACGGGGAATGTTGCGCCAGACGGCCATCACGTTGTCGGGCATATCCGTTAAAGCACCGGTGCCTTTTACGTCCATCTTTCCGGTTGGAGCGGAGTCGTTTGTTTTTCTGGCATGGGTAACCAGCAGGACGTGACAGTTATGTTCGTTCTTGAAGTCGCAAAGGGTATCGATGAAGTCTTTCTGACCTGTGTAGTCTTCTTCGTCTAAACCACATTTAGCCAGGTTATCTATGACGAACAGCTCAATGCCATAGCGACGCCGGGCATAGGCAAAAATCTCAAGAAGCCGGTCTGCTTTGGCCGTTCCGGTAAGTTTGAATACCCAAAGGCGGTCAGAAAACCATTCGTTGGTCATAATGATTTCTTCACGCTTCGGTGAGGAGGTGCAGATGGTTTGCCGCGTGAGTCGGGCAAGCATTTTGCCTGGTTTAAGCTCCAGAGAAGCAATACAGGTCCTGACCCCCTGACTCATCGCATCAATCGCAATATGTCCAACGAGCTCGGTTTTGCCATGCCCATTCACGCCATTGACGAGGGTCAGCTCACCGGCACGGAACTTAAAGTTGTTGTTCAGCGAAGCCCATGGGCTTGTAAACAGACCGGTATCCCGATGTTCGAATGCCTCGATAGTTTCCTGAAGCAAGTCCCCTGCTGAGCAAAGCTCATCGGGATCGAAGAATTTAGCGCGTTCCATGTATTCAAGAATGGAGTCGCTGTCCATGCCGTTCATCAGGCAATCGTTGATATCTTTGTGCGGAAGTTCAACCATGCGGCAACGGTGCTCACCAAGACGTCTGGCGATTTCTTTTGCAGCTTCACGGCCTACATCGTCGTTGTCCAGGCACAGCCAGATTTCCTGGAAGCGATCGAGGTTGTGATACTCGTATTCAATCCACTGCTGTTTGGCACCCTTACCGCCGCCAAAGGGAACAGACAGGGCATCATAACCGAGCTGCGTGAAGGTCATGCAGTCAATCTCGCCCTCGCACAGCACTACCAGACGGGTGTTTTTATCCAGCGCCTGCCAGCCAAACAGGCATGGTTCACAATCAGCCTCAGCCATGATCAACTTTTTGCCGTTTGGCCGCTCGGTACCAATACGTTTCACCTGCAGCAGTTCGCCATTCCGGATGTACGGGAATGCCACGGCAGGCACCTCGCGGTTTTCGTCGTGGTACCAGACCACCGCATCTGTCACTTTAAAACGATCTGCTGTTTCACGGGTGATACCACGCGAAGCAAGGTAGTCGTAGCATTTACTGGCCGATTTAACGCCCTTCTTTGTCGGACGAGAGAACGTTTTTTTCTTCGCTTCGAAGTGGTGGTCATCGTCTTTCAGGCCAAGAAACTCTTTCGCTTCTCGCATGGCGTCATGCAGCTGACAGTTACGCACCAGCACCCAGAGATCCAGCAGGTCGCCGCTGTCACCGCTGGCAAAGTCAGCCCATGATTTTTTACCGCCGATATTGACCTTGAGGCTTTTGCCTGAGTCACCGTTCGTATTGCCAGCACACCACTCTTTCCCCTCCAGATGTCCTTTCGGAAGGAGAAATTTAGCGACGCGCTCGGCGTTATCCCATAGTTTTTCTGAAAGTTCAGCAGGGGTCATCAGACACTCCGTAAATCAAATTTTATAAAGCACCACGTCACGAATCCCTCGCGCAGAAAGCCACAGTTATAACCAGCAACCAGGACACGCTTGAGGGTTGTTTTCATGGGCGGTTAGCTCCACGTTTCATGCGGTCAATTGCGGCCTGACTGATAAATACCTCAGCCGAACCGTCATTGGGTTTGGCGTACCAGGACGCTCCTGCCCCACCAACGGCGTTTGTGCCTGCAGATATCTGAGGGGCTACCTGTGGCTTTTCGTCGTTCCAGCGCTCACCGTTCAGGTATGAGGCTGGAAGGAGCTTGTCGAAGCCCATTTGCTGCGCCTTTGCTCGGACGCGGATATCTTCTGCCAGCATTACGGCGAAGCTATCCGGAGTACCTCGGTTTGTTTTTTTCCATTCGCGGTATTTGGTTTTAAAGGCGGACCGGGCCTTTACCTTGGCATCCTTCCTCAAACCTGCCCCCCAAAAAATATTTTCGAAAGCAACATCGACTGGATCTTGGCCTTCAGCATCATCTGATTCTGAATCAGGCTTTTCCTGTGCAGGTTTACCTTTAGACTCGTCAGGTTTATCGCCATCAGTCCGATTCGAATCGGACAAATTAGTTTGATCTTGTTCTTTCTCCTGCTCCTGTTCCTGCTTCTGGCTTGCATGCCCCTTCGAAGCCCCTTCAATTTCCTCCGGGATCTGAACCTCACTACTACGGGAAAAAGTCATATTGAATTGCTTCGAATATTTCGCGTAAAACTCTGAAAGAAATAGATTATCTGACACCTTGTTGTATTCGTTCTGCACCCCAGCACAACGCTTGTCTCCGGGTTTCAGCGCATCACCGATTTGATGCGTTGCCATTTCGATGACCCACACCATCTCAGAATGATCGTCGTACTTACAAAACCCGGCTTCAATGGCGCTATTAAGCCCCTTCCTAGCCCCTTCTATGGTTAAGCCAGTCTCATGAGACAGGAACGTAAGGGGCATGTAATAAAGGCCGATCATATTGGCGTGTGGGCTGGTAAGCAGGTACAAAGCCACAAGCTGAGATTCAGGCCCAGCCTGACGCAGTTCTTTGCCTGTTCTGCCAATCCAGAAGTGTGGAGACACCTTTCCGTAATCACGCATTTTGCGCCTCCGAGACCTTCGTAAAATATTGTTGAAACTTCCAGACAGGCTGCATGCATTCATGCGGATAATTCTGCCTGGTGAAATACACCTGCTGCTTATCCCGATTCCAGCCGGTGACATGCACAATCACACCGCGCGGATCGCGATAATCGATATCCAATGGCTTAATTTGGTTTTCGGTAGTGATTGAGTGCGACATATCACACCTCATTGCCCGGGTGAGGGAATGTATCTGGAAGGTCTGGGCGGATCTGGTAGGCTTTAACTTCGCCACCAGTAGCTTTAACAATGGACATGACATGATCAGCCTTAACCCGGCTACCATTAAGCCAGCGAAATACAGCCGGTTGAGTAACCCCGCACGCCCTTGCTAATGCAGCTTGGCCGCCGAGAATATCGATAGCTCTCTTGACATGTTGATTGATCATAAAAATACCAAAAGTTATTGAACATAGGGAAAGAGTATAGCCTTGAATAACTTTATGCAATAACTTATCGTATTTGCCACTTAATAACTTTTTGTATAGGCTTATTGGTATGAACACATTCTCAGATCGTCTTCAAAAAGCGATGGTTGACGCAGGCCTTACACAGGCAGAATTAGCGATGAAAGTTGGGGTTTCGCAACCAGCTATCTGGCGTCTTGTTGCAGGAAAAACCAACACAACACGTAAGTTGGTTGAGATTGCTAATGCGCTGGGTGTGAGCCCTGAGTGGCTATCAACTGGAAAAAATCATGTGCCTCATAGACAGGGCTATGTGATAGAGCCCATGCCCGAAAGGGAGGTAAAGGATAACGCTGGCATATTCAGGGTCGAGGTTCTTGACCTTTCAGTGAGTGCAGGGCCTGGCACGTTCATGCTTTCAGAATATGTGGAGGTTTTACACGCTATTGAGTTCACGACTCAACATGCAAAATCCCTCTTCGGGAATCGTAGTGAAGATGTCGTAAAAGTAATGACCGTCAATGGCGACAGCATGGCCAGCACGTTCAATTCCGGTGATCGTGTCTTCGTAGACATTTCCGTCCGACACTTTCTAACGGATGGTGTGTATGTGTTTGTTTTTGGTAAAACATTTCACCTAAAACGTCTCCAGATGCAGGGAAACAGGCTGGCAGTCTTATCGGATAATCCGGCATATGAGAAATGGTATATCACGGAAGAAAACCAAGATGACCTTTACGTGATGGGTAAAGCCATAATGCATGAATCAATCAATTACAATAGGCTCTAACCTTCAACACCCCACCTTTTGAAGCCGCTTAAAAGCGGCTTTTTCTTTGTCTGTAGCTGTAAGCATGCAGTTTAATAACAAAATTTAATCAAAAAAATCAATGCATTAAACTAAATCGCAAAAGAAAAATAAGTTTTGTTATTGCAATAAGTTATTGCATGACTTAAAGTTCATTCATCGGCAAACAACGGAGCCAATGAAATGAATACTCAAATCACCGTAGCCAAAACCA